AAGGAATAATTAAAAATATATATACAAGGTAAGAATGTTTAGTGTGTTGTTGAATATCATCACACTGATCATCGTTTTCTTCGTGGCGTACTTCTTTTTCACATCACCTGAAAATGTCAAAAAGAAGATGAACACAGCATCTGAAGTTTTAGCGGCACAGCTCAAGGACCCAGTGGTTACGAGTCGTGCGTATTTTACGGAGCGGAAGAAGGGATCGACTGGATCCTTCGTCGGTAACTTTCCTTGGGACGAAAAAGAATGGATCTACGGGTACCCACTTAGCCAGGCCTGAGGATCACGGGCTGCATGGTCTTACCCATGAAGAATCCCAAAAGAAAAACGACAAAGCCGACAATCCATGTCGTCTTATCAATCTGTGAAAAGAAGTCAACCTTGGGCTGCTCGGGGGGTTGCTGATACATGTGAGGAGGCATCATCATCATAGGGGGTTGTTGGTAATAGTCTTGTTCGGGTTCACGCTCCTGTTCAGGGTCATGAACATCTTTATTGAATTCGATGGGGTTGCCGATGTCTGCTTCCATATCTAAAAATACCTTTCATTTTTTTAAGCGTGAAATTCCTCATCTTCGTCATCGTCATCATCGACGACGAAGTCCTTGAGATTTCCATTTTCATCAGCATCTTCGTCGTCATCATCCGTGTAGTCATCCTCAGAGCCCTGCTCATCATCGGTGTCTATGTCACTGTCATCTAGGTTACTGTCATAGTCATCTTCAGCGTAGTCATCCTCCACGTCTTCCTGTGGCGTGTACACTTCGGGCTTCTTGATGCGACGTCCGGATCTAGAAATCATCGCTTCTACTATAGTCTACTGTTTAAGTATTTAGGATGAAACGCGGCGTCGACGTTCATGAGCTGTTGTTCAGCGTAATACCCTATTTGTTTAACGAGTTCGTGTATATCTTCCTGGTATTCGCTCATTATTCCAACGTTCTCCAGGTGTTCTAAGGCTATATAAAGAAAGGGCGTCGCAGTTTCTGGTGTTCCGATATGTTTTTTAAACATTGATATGTTCGTGATAAAGGCATAAAAACTATCTGGATCCAACCCCGAATAGTTATACGCTCTTTTCACGAGTTCATCAATTTCGTCGGTTTTAACGGATCGTCTTGTGAGTAACCTTGTCAAGTAGGTCGACGCCACCAAGAGTACACTTGACATCTTATTTTGTGTCCGGAAATAAAATCTCTTTGGATTTCTTGTTTAGGAGAAACCTCCTGGGTTTCCCTGTGCATTTGGAACACGAGAAGTCGATGCCCGACTTGTCGGCAGTAAAGTGACATTCGGCTCCGTGTTTCATATCACAGTCTGTATCTGTCACGTTGATGACATATTTGTTCCTGTTCTTGGTGATGGATTGCACAGTCGTCGGTCTGATACAGTTGTTGATGTAAGTGTTCACGACGTTGACGGCTTCGGATGTCTTAATCTTCGGCTTAGGGGGAGGTGTCGACATTCGATTGGGTAATGGTGTATCGCCATAGAATTTCTTGATGATCTTATCCGTCAAACGATGTTCTCTTCCCCTGAAGTCCGTACAGAAACCGTGTCGACGACCTATGATCGTTTCACAGTCACAAAAACACTTTTGTGAGATTGACCCCCCGACCATGTGGAACCAAACATGATTGGAATTGTGAGATCTTCCCAGGTTTTCACAATACTTCGATGTCGTCGAGATGAGGAATTGTTTTTTGTGTGTGAAAATCTTCGTGACTCTCGCATCCTCCTGACCTTCCATATTCTTCCGGATGAAGGTTTCCAGATAAGCGACAGCTTCAGAATCTTTAAACTCATCCTTCATCTGAGCTTGTGAGAACGACCCTTCCTTTTTCTTCTGTCCATCGAGTTGGCGAATAGTGACAACGTCCCTGGCATCTGTTCGGACCATCGTATCCCTGAGTATATCGATCGATGGTTCCTGGGGAATCTTCTTCATGATACACATCACGGGTCCATAAACATACCTGAACAAGGGTACATAGGGTGATTCTGTAATCTTGCCCACCTGTTCACAAGCTGCACACCCCTGACCATTACAATCGACGTGTTTACCCTTCTTGTAGGACCATGGAATCCTGAAGCCACTCCCCTTGTAGACGGAACGGTCGACAACCTTGTCCCATTCCACCTGTTTGAATACGGACGTCAACGTCGCGATGACATGATCACGAATGTTCAAAGCACCTTCCTGGTTAACGACGAAGCCTGGCCAGTTCAAGTGTACACCGGTTTTGATGAGATTGTTATCCGTCTTCTTCGGTCTGGCGACACACACGACACAGTCTCGACCACCCAGAGTCTTTACCTTGTCACAGATGACACGACAGATCTTCTCTACGCGTTCAAGCTCGAGGGCTTCTTCATCCTTGTAGTCGATGTCCAAAAAGAAGTTATAGGTTGGTGTCTTCTGCTCCACCAGGTACATCTTTTCCTTGTTCTTCACGGCTTCCACGTATTGTTCACAGAATTCGTCAAGCTTGTTGAATGGAATGGAAAGAACACCACCATCCATGAGAACATGTGATGTATCTTTCGCATTGTTGAATTTGTTCTTCGAGCACCAGCTCTTGAACATACTTACTCTGGTATAGCGGTATTCTTTTAATCTTCTTGTTGATAATCGTACAGAATCGATCGCATACACGAGACGTCCGCGTGCTCTTTCTGGTCTTCACTTAAGTTCTTTTTAATAACAAGAAGTTCGTAGACCGTCTGGTCTTTGACACTCTCGACGTACTGTTCGGCACGGCGTTCGGTGTATGCTTTGTTATCAATAAGAAGATCTCTGATCTGCTTCAAGATGTAAGTCTTTGACTTCATTCTATTTTATACTGAAGGTTTTTCTATTAAGTGAAGTCACACACGAATAGAATTCGGGGTTTTGTATGACATTACGAATGATGAGATCCCAACGTTTACGAGTGTTAAACTCTTCAAGAGTATCGAAACTCATGAAATCATTTTCATCGTAGGTTTTCTTGATGGGTTCTTTGTTGATTTTTTTCAAATTCGTCTTTGTCTTTTCGTCATTAAACTTTTTGATCATCTGCTGCTGATCGGTCCGCTTATAGTTGACGAAGAAGACATAGACATTATAAATTAATTCTACCGTCGGACTCTCCCTGTGTATAAAACTAAACTCTGTATACTCCCCCTTCTTCAACGAGACAACACCCCGTGTCTCTTCTTCAAGCTCTCTGAGGGCACACCTCAATGGATTATAGATTTCCCGTCGTCGACATCCCCCCGTGACAAAAATCCAATCCTTAAATCTACGATCTCGTACGGTCAGAAACCGTGGTCGATCGTCTTCAAATGTGACTGGAATAGCGATCGCTTTGTATTTCTTCATTGCTCATTTAGCAAGTTATAATAAGCGAATATGTTTATTCCTCCTTTTTCTCCTCAGTCTCAGGCTTTTTCTCCGCGGGAGGCTCCACGGGTTCGATCGTCAGGTTCTTCATGAGGTTCATCGAAAAGGTCTTCACGGCGTAGACATCCTCCTTCGTCTTCTTCATATCATTGAACATGTAGGCCATCACACCCAAACAAATGATGACACCGGCAATGAGCATCGTTTCACGGTCAAGAGCAAACATCTTATGTGTAATAGATGTGCATTTCTTTTAAGCAGAAATAATTGCACCCATGTTTGTTTTGCCCTTCTGGGTACAGGCATCTTCACCACCGATGAACTGGAGGCGTTGGAAACGTTCAGCTTCACATTGTTCCTGTTTGGGCTGGATCTCGACAATCTTTTCGAGTGTCCTGGACTTGGGATCGTACGTGAGTACGAAAACGGCTCCTAGTAAAAAGACAATCAACCAGAAGTTCATTTTACTAGTAGTAAATATTATGTTACGGTACGGACAATTAGTTAGAGTACATCAAACCACCCATACCATTTTCGACACGGAGAATGTTATAATTGACCGCGTAAATGGTATCCTTGAAGCTCGTCGTCTCACTGACAATGCGAGCCGAATCAAGGCGGGAGAAGTTGAGGGACCCCGTGGGCTGGAGCTTGGACGTGTCCAGGCAGAAGGGGAAGGTGTACAGCGAAGGATCCGCCTTAGCGTTGGGGGAATGGTAGTAGGACGTCGCCGACGTGTAGTGGGGATCGATGAACTTGAAGTCAGTCACATCAGTACCGTTGATCTGGAGCTTGACACGGTTGGCCGCCGTGTTGACACTGTCAGCAGCGACGTTGCTCGCGGCGAGGAACTTCACGGGGTGGTTGAAGTTCAATTCCTGAGTACGACCGAGGGACGCCAGGGACTTTTGGACCTGGGTAATCAGGATCGCACGAGGATCACGGGCAAGAAGCTCACGCTCATCGGTGTCTAGGTAGATGTAGTTGGCGTGGCAATCGACGCGGCGGACCGAGCTGTCGACGTTGGCGTGGGACTTCCACCGGATCCGGAGTTCGACATCGTGGTACTGGAGAGCCACGAGGGGAAGGGCCGACTGCCAGTTCTCACAGAAGGAGAAGCGGAGAGGGTAGAACTTGGCGGCGGTGGAGCCATCATAGAGCTCACCCGCGACGGACTTGGCGAGACCGGTCGCGAAAAGGTTGGGGGCGATGTTGTTCGTGAAGAAGGCATCCTGATCATCGATGACCTGGCCACCGACGAGGAGCTCAACCTTGTCGATCATGGTCGACCAGTCGAGGGCCTCGCAGGCGTTGGAGGCGTTGTTGATCGAGGTGAAGTAGGTGTAGCCAAGGAGATCACCCTTACGCTCGAAGCGAACGGTGGACATACCACCCTGGGAGAGAGCACCCTGAATGACCTGACGCTCGACAGTTTGGGAAAAGTTCGTGTGGCGACGGTAGGTGGAACGGAAGAAGCTCACCTCGGGATCACCGACGAGGTGGGCATCCTGAGCACCGACAGCGACAAGTTGGGCAATACCACCAGACATTTTATATTATATGGAGACTTTATTTTTAAGTGGGGCGGGGCGAAACCAAAGGTTTCTTTCTTCCCGCTTAGATACGAGTGGCTTCGCCACTCGGGATGTGAAACTTTAGAAACTGGGATGAAGTTTGTAAAGTTTGGTTTTTCGTGTATGAGTAACTGCGTTACTCGGGACTAGGCACTCTCGAGAGCTGTTATACGGGCTTCCAAGTCATCATTTTTAGCCTTGAGTTCTTTGATAGCACCGATGGCGACGACGAATAGTCCTTGATAATTAAGAGCCAAAGGGGTTTGTGTTTCGATTTGTTTGGTGTATTGTGTAGAATAGAGCCCCTGTTCTTCAGGACTGAGATTAGAATATTCCTCTTGTGTGATGGTATTACTCTCATAGGTATATGAAGTTGTATATGTCAATTGTTCCTCTGTGGTCAAGTTACTATACTCTTCGGGTGACGAGGTCTTCGTATCAGATCGAGTCTCTTCACCGTGTACGAGGAATGCGAGTTCGGGGACTGCTCGAACATCTTGGGCGATGAACCCGAACTCATCACCGTGTTTGTAATCCCCCTTTACATTTTCCCATTCCTCGTCTGTTGGAATCCATGTTCCCTCAATCGGGTTTGGTCGTTCCATGATTTTCTCATATTTTTGTGGGTTCAATTGTGATATGAGTGTAAGTGCGTTTGATACATTCTGCTCGTTGTACTTGATGCGGTCATCTGATGATGCTGATACATTGTCAGCTCTGATAGTTCCATTCACATCTAACGTGTAGCTGGGGGTGCTGTCATTGATACCGACTCTGCCCTCATCTGTAATACGTAATCTTTCTGAAGTGTCATCGTAGTTTCCCGCATTGGGTCGGACTGTATAGAAGGCGAGATCTGTCGATTGAATAAGATGCAGATCATTGGGGGCGGGCGAATAGGTCTGCTTATTTATGCCACATATTTTCGCTCCAATTTTATCTGTTTGTGCATCACGCCAGGTACTAAATAAAATCTGATTTCTTGAACGTTCCAATCCATATGTCGTTGTATTCGCAGCACTTCCCGCATAGTTGACCGCTCCTATACGAAGGGATGTGTTTTCCACACCCACATGAAAATTGGATTTGGGATTGGCCGTCCCGATCCCGACGTTGCCGTTGTACATCAAAGTCATGGGTTCAAATGTTGTGTCATTGCTTTTGACACGGAATGCCATGTTCCAATAGTCTGAACTACTCGGTATACCTGCTGCACCATATACCCGTATCGCTCCACATTCATTCTGTAGATTGTCTGTATCTTGTCTCTCTACTCGAAACTCAATACCAGTCCCTATGCCCTCCTCAACAGCTGTGGAACTCGACGATATTGTGGTCACTGTTAAAGGGTATATGGTCGTGTTATGTGCGATATTTGTCCCCAACACCTCTAATGTACTACTTGGGTTTGTCGTCCCGATGCCGACGTTGCCGTTATGCTTAATACGCATACGTTCATAATACACTTGGTCTTGTAATGTATCAAACGCAATTCCACCTTCACCAGAATCACCTAAGTTATCATCAACACCTCGTATTCTCACCTGACCATACGTCGCATTATTACCCGTCCATCTTGTCTTAAATTCTATAGCTGCACCATCGTCACTCCCTCCATATGAAGATACGTCTCGTTTCAGAATCAATGTAGAACTATTTCCCTGTGTAGTAGTGAATATTTCGAGAGGTGCACCCGGACTATCCGTCCCAATCCCCACATTCCCGTCACTGGTGATGCGTAGACGTTCGTTTTGGAACCCCCCGAAGGTGATGGTTCCGTTATCGGAGGTGCCACTCGTACCCGTTTCGATACTGAATACCCCCGCGTTGGAGGTGAGCCTGGTGAATGCATTGGACGCCGTGTCGGCTATGTTCGAGACCAATTCCAACCTGGGTTCGTTTCCGCCGTGAGAGGGGTCACCGTACACTTCGAGGGCTGGGGGCCCACTTTGGCGAACCTGATCGTTCCCTGCGACCAGATTCGTCAGCACCGCGATTGCGTTTGACCTGAGGGTCGCATTCTCGATATCTAGAGTACCGGCACTGGCCCCGATGGGCATTGTTATTATAAGGGATGAAAAAAAGAAATGAGACATTCGACGAACTTTAGAAACTCTGTTCAGTTTGTAAAGTTTGGGGTGAAGTTGATTGGAACGACTTCTACGAAGTCGGGGCAGTTGGCCAAACAGGGTTCGCTGGGTCTTCGCTTGTGGATGGAAGGTCCCTGAGAGCTTGGCGGTAGTCGAGCCACGCCTGTCGAGACTCGGGGGTGGGGTGAGGGTAGTCGGCGACGATATATTTATCTGTTTCATCTAACAGTAAATCACGTTTCTGCCTCATTTCTGATAATGGTTTTGTTTCGTTTATATAAACGGAATATAAAGATTCGAGTTCTTCTAACGGGATTGGAATATGGCTATACATTTTAGTAGCTAATTTATAGTTTGGTTTAAGGTTTTCGTCTAATTGGTCGTACTCCTCACTCGATAATAAATTGTGATACGTGATTATACCATCAGAACGTAATAGTTGTTTTAAAGTATATTTTGGACCAGAACCTTCATAAGAACTCTCGTTAAGTCTATACGAAGATTTATCATCTTCTGATAAATTATTATACTCTTCTCCCGTGATATGTTTCCATACGATGGATTCGTATGTATCACCCATCATTTCTACTTTATCACATCCACCACGTGATACTATATCAAATAGGTTCATTTATAGTAATACACGATTTTTATAATGCGTAAATACATACTCCCCAATTTCTATTCCATTGACCGCTATAATTTCTTTGCACGCTTGCACTCGTAATATGATTTAACTCAAGGTACATACCATCCTCTATCGCAGTAATAATAAATATACACGAAGCATGAGTATCATAGTTTACGACAGTGGGACCGATTTTTGTCGGAGAATAAACATTATAGTACTGACTCCCGTTCGAATACCTGACTACTCCATCAAAGGTGGCGTTGTGTGCAGAACCAAAAACCGAATGCACCTGGGCCGAGAAAATATATATACCCTTTATTGGAAACAAACACGCATATGACGTACTGTACATGGTACCAAGTACATCATTACTCCCTTGTAGATGGGTAGAAGTTACATTGTAACTCGTTGAACCAGTAGTTAAAGCAGTCTGATTTCTCGCATAGAACCACGGTAAACCAGTTGTTAAGGCTCCTGTACCTTTAATGACCCCCCTCACATCCAAATCCGCCTTAGGCTCCGAAGTCCCAATCCCTAGGCGACCCGCCTTGAGGGTCATGGATAAGTCCCCATGCCCGAAATACTCCTTCTGGTAGGCGTAGAGTTGCCAAATCTCGTCGGAGGTCAGGGCTCGGTTGAAGAGGCGGGCATTCGCGATTTTACAATCAAAATACCGCGTAGCTTCAGGGTTACCACTCGAATCTGCTCTTGTAGCTAGATACAAAACGGGGTTGGTTCCATAATTAATAGTCCCGGTACTAGTAAGTGATTTAATTAATTGTCCATCTTGGTATAATCTAAAATCTCCGGAACTTACTATCCCTGTAATATGCAACCACCGCCCCGTCAATGTACTAGCTTGAACTGGACTCGCACAACTATTAATACCTTTATTCCCAGTTTCAAGCTTTCCACCACTACCTACCGCAATCCACGCCGCTGATCCGTCAGCTCCCCAACTACCCAAACCCATTATAGTGTTAGCACGTCCCGCGGCAACGGAATCCATGAATACCCACGCGGAAAAAGTTACTGTCGTCCCGGTAAACCCGGTTAATGTGGTCTTTATGTAATCCCCATTTCCATCAAAATCAAATTTGTGTATTCCATCTGCACTGCTTAAGGTGGTGTTTCCGTACAAAACGCCATCCCTGTTGTTAGCTGTCTCATCCTGAACCACCCCACTCGTATAATTTTTCGCATCATAGTAGACCTCCAACCAATCCGTGTTGGGAACGTTGGGGACAGACTTGACCACCACGTCCACCCCGTCAGCTTCGGGGTCGTATTCGGGGACGCCGAAAAATTGAACTTCGGCCATGTTTACTGTATCACCACCCGAACCACCTTTTACCTTCGTCCAAACCACACCAATGTAATTGTAATATTCGTTTGAATCGACCGTAAAAAAGTTTCCGGGTTCTTGACTTCCAGATGCCCATACATAATTTCCGTATCCTCCTAAATCAACCCATGTAGTTCCATCATTCGAACCCATGAAACGTGCAGATTCGGCACTTCTGGCTAAAACAACATCTCGAGGATGGACACTAACCCCTTGTAATTTTATTTTATCTGGCATCACAACATAGACATATTCACCCGCTACATCTCCTAGACCATCTTCAAAACCAGCATCCGGTTCGTATGCACCCGTGGAGGCATTATAGGGGTTACTTTCTCCTGACTGGGGTATTGCATGATACTGATCGGATGTTGTCACGTCGTTGTTGAATAAGGTCCAGGCTTTTCTGTGTTCATTACCATTTGTTCCAGATTGAATTACCGTGTATCCATTATTCAAAGCGTTTTGGGTCAAAGCCACCCTCGGATACTTAATAAGCTTTTTGGAGCGGTTAAACTCCGTGACGACATTGGAGTTCAACTTGATGGAGGCTGTATTCGACACCTGTTGGAGGTTCATGTTCCCCACCACATCTAGGGACTCTGTGGGGATCGAGGTCCCCACCCCCACCCTCCCACTCACCGTATCCACAAAGAGGTTCGCCGTGCCCACCTCGATGTTCGACGTGACGGAAAGGTTTCCATTCACATTCACACTCAATGGTGCTGAGTCCATGGTGATGGTTGTGTCAGAGGCACCACCATTTGTGTACCCAAGTTTAAGGGTATCTGTATTTTCATCGAAAATCACGGCGACGTTACTGGACCCTGAGGGGCGTGTCATTATGAGACCCAGGTCTCCGGTCCCTGCGTTATCTTTACCGAGTTCGATGATGGGGTCTTGAACCCGTAGATTTTCGGTGTCGATTGTCGTGGTCGTACCGAGTACGGAAAGGTCTCCACGGATGATCGCATCACCGTCGACGTCGAGGGTTGCACCTGGGTTCGTCTTACCGATACCGACCCTCCCACTCACAGTATCCACGAAGAGGTTCGCCGTGCCCACCTCGACGTTCGACGTGACGGAAAGGTGATGGGCATAGACACCTCGACCAACGTGGACGTTCCCGGCGACACCGAGACCGCCGAACGCATCTATGCTCGTACCGATTGTGAGGGTTCCTGTGTACGGACCCGTGGAATCGGTGTCACCTTGGAGTTGAATAGAACGTGTGGTGATAGACCCCGCGGCGACGACCGCGTTGAGATCGACGTCTGCTTCGGCCGCTGCAGTGATCCGGATCCCGTCGACTGTGAGGGTCTTCCCCACGGATACATTCCCAGTGGCTACGATACCCGTATCTGGGTTCGTAAACAGGATCGTGTTCGATGTACTGTTCCCGACGTTGGAGACGGCCGCGAGATCGTAGGATGGTATGATCTCGATGAGACCCACCTTGACCCCCTCACATACCACGTTCCCGTCCACCGTGAGGACATCCGAGGAGTCTCCGCTGACATAGAGATTCGAGCCCACGGAGAGGATGTGCTGAGGATTCGTATTGGCGACGCCCACCTGGGGGGCATGTAACGCTGCACTCTCAACGTTCAAGATACCATTTACACCCTCTACAGGCATTTAGTATAGAGGGCGAAAAAAGAAATGAGACAATCGACTTCGTCGATTGGGACGGGGGAGGGAAAGAGGGTCAGTCGCGAAGCGACTGGAACAAGTCCTACGGACTCGGAACGGCAGACCTTAGAAACCTTTGGTATGGGTTTGTAAGGAAAGGGAACGAGTGAAGTACGACTTCTACGAAGTCGGGGCAGTTGGCCAAATAGGGTTCGCGGGGTCCTCAGTTACCGAGGGGAGGTCGCGGAGGGCTTGCATGTACACCTTCCACTCTTCGGGAATGGGTGTGTCTGTAGATGTCGCCCGAATGACGACCCAATCACATTCTGTGAGGCGCCTGTTGCGTTCTTGGCGGATATTTTTCCATTTATGTTCTTCGATGAGTTCTTGGAGTTTGGCCTCGAACTCCTCCTTTGGGGGTTTTTCGTAGCCCTCAGGAAGACGTATAGATTCCCATGTTTCTCTATGTTTCACTGATGGTACACCCGGAACCATGTGTACGATAGTTTCAGTTAACATATATCTCTTTATGAGATTAAATATCCCATGAAACGACCGTATCCTTCTCCCCAATTGATATCAGTACCCGACGCTATACTATTCATATATATTCTAACCTTATCACCTGCGGTTAGATTCCATACCAGACTCGCAGATACATTCTGGTGATTTGTACCGGGGTCTATCGCCTGATAAATCAGGGGTCGAGACGCCGATGTGGGATTCCAGTTTACATTATTGATATATAGAGTTATCGTAGTATTACCAGTACCACCATTACCCTCAGTGGCACCAGGTGACCTTAATGTGGCGTCTAAGGTGAAACGATAAGTACCCGATATAGGTGCGGTAAATATACCATTTGACGTTTCGTAACATCCACCTTTATTAACAAACGTGTTTCCTAACGTTACATACCCCGCAGCGGCCGTGGTATAACTATCATACTCGTATGCGCTAAATACTGGGCTATTTGATTTGATCACACCGTCAACGTTCAAATTCCCCCTCACATCTAACTGAGCTTCAGGGACTTTCCCGATCCCGACGGCCGTGTCGCTGATGACCATGGACCGCCCGGTTCGGCCGAGGTTGTAGAGTTTCTTGACCTCCGAGGCTTCGAGGGCTGTTTGCCAGTATAACTTAAAGTTAGAAATGTGACAATCACAACCTTCATTGCCACTCGTTGCGTTATTTTTCCCCAATCGCAGTGTCATATTTGCCACTCCCGACCATGTTGTAGTCGCCACAGTTTTGATTAACACACCATCTAAATACATTTTGCGATTCGCACCATCGTATGTCAATACAATGTGATGCCATTGAAAGTATAGATTTGAGATTGGATCACTCTCTAGATTAGTTGTACCGTGTCCAAATACGAGTACATCTGTAGCCCCTTTAACGTATAAACTGATAGATCCATTCCCAGACCTTGGGTTTTCACTGGATTCAAATATAGATCTCCAACTCGAGTTCTGTCCGGATAAGACTTTAAACCATAAGGATACACTATGATATTGATTACCTGTTTCAGTATTATTTAGTTCGGCTTCTATATAGTGAGTAGAAGCCGAACTTACAGCTGCTGGGTTATTTGCTAAAATAAAAGCTTTATCAGCACTTGAATAATAAGCAGATCCACCGAACGCCCCATGATTCCCCCGCCCCGAGATATCTGTGGGTGAGGAATTGACGGTGGTATCGAAATCCACCAGCAACTTCTCGGGTCTCGGGGTTTCCGTATCCACGTCGTACCGAGAGATGCGGGGCACATCGAGGGACCTTCCTAAAGTCAGCGAACCCTTATCGAGGGTCGTGGGACCGGGTGTGCCGAAAAATCGCATATTTGAGAACTGAACTGAATTTGATCTTCCATTGGTAGTGCCTGGTATTGCATAGGTTTTAGTAATTACTAGCACATAATTCGAATAATATTTATTTGAATCGACATTCAAATATTTTACTTCTGTGTCAGATGAAAATATCACACCGGAAAATTGTTTTACAACTTCCCAATCTTCGGAGTTATTCTCACCCAATAACACACCTTCATGTAAGGTTCTTTCAGCCCACGTAGCTCTCGGTTGTAATGAAATTGTAGTAATTTGTGTCTTATAAGGCATTTTTAATCCAATCCACTCACCGGCAAACCCACCCATTCCCTGTGACCCTTCATATACACCGGTATTTGCATTATAAGTTGTAGGGGAGTGCCAATAAGACGACAAACTTGTATCAAAAGCTTCAGAGGGACTACCCTCACTGTATTGATCCCCAGTCGTCACACAAAACACCCCGTGTCCCTCCACCAACGTCTCGTAGCCCGTCAAGGCCCTAGGAGGATACTCTTGGATTCGCTCATCTCCCGCGAGTTCCAATTGGCCCGAGGGTTCGGTGACCCCCACGCCCAAGTGTCCCTTGTACAGGGTCACTTGGGACTTGGACCCCAAAAAGTAATCCTTTTGGTAATCGTAGAGTTCTTGGACCTGCCCAGCATTCAGGGCCTTGGAGTAGAGACGGAAGTTCGCGATGGAGCCGTTGAACGCGCCTCCACCATTTAAACCACTACCCAAAAAGAAATTCGGACCCGTGGGTAAATTGAGTGTTCCACTCCCCACTCCACCGGTTTGAGTAATGTTTACACCATCTACATATAATTTATATCCAGTCGCACCCGCTCCAGCCACACCACCAGCGTAAGTGTACGTTAGATGATGCCACCCATAATCAACGGGGGTCGCACTTGCATATTGGACATTAGAACCTGAGATTCCTATTGTTAATAGACCAGTGGAAGATATAGCGATAGCAATTCGTCCATTACCTGCTTCTACATTTCCTATGAATATAATATTTTCATTCGCATAATTAGAAGCCTTGAACCACATACTCATAGAGTGAACCCATTCACCGGTGACACTACTCGGAAGTGTTCCACTAATATAGTCCCCAGTTCCATCAAAAACGAAAGCTCCATTAGAAACCTGTGGGTCGCCATAGGCGGTTCCATTTACGGCTGTACCTCCTAGACCCGATATAGCACCAGATGTAGTGGAGAGAGCCCCATCCGCCAAGTCCTTCGCATCATAGTAGACCTCCAACTGGGTCCCCGTGGTCGCCGGCACGTTGTACACGGACTTTAGGGTGGTGTCTAGGGAGCCACTGCCTTCTTCGTAGCCGTAGAGTTCCCAATCTTTGAGTGATAGACCAGGTGAACCCTGTTGTCCCGCTTCTCTTACTCGACCTACTAAAGCAAAATTTTTATATACAATCGTTGAGTTTACATGAAAAACGTGTGTCCAATCTTGTTGATCACCCGTGCTTGGACCGGTGTAACCATCGTATCTATATATTTCCGTCCATGAATCACCCGAAGAATTTTTCGCATACAAAGTACCACTACTTGGAAAACCACCATCGAATCTCATTAATTTAAACGACTCAAGCTTGATACCAGTTGGTACTTCTATAGCCAGCCAATCACCATAATCTGTGTTAGTGTCTAATCGGGGTGCGACATTTGCGTTATTTGGGTCAGTTATTGCTGCACCGCCAGCTGAATCATAATGACTATCACTGCCAGAATACCAACGAGTAGACGTGTCTTCATCAAGCGCCAAATATGCCGTTCCACCCGATTGTGTTACGACATACCCATCCTGTGAAGCCGAAGTCAAAGCCACCTCCGGGTACTTCCGCAGGGGTCGATCGTGGGGTCCCGTGTATTCGGTGACCACGTTGGCGTCCACCTTGATTTGCGAAACGTTGGAGACCCTCGTGAGGTGCATGTTCCCCACCACATCGAGGGACTCTTTGGGTTCCCTCGTTCCCACACCGACCCTAGAGTTCACGGTGTCCACGAAGAGGTTGGACGAGCCCACTTCTAAGTTTGAGGAAACGTAGGCGTTTCCGGATACGTGGAGGGTGGCTTCTGGAGTAGTTGTCCCCACACCGACCCTAGAGTTCACAGTATCCACGAAAAGGTTGGACGAGCCCACTTCTAAGTTTGAGGAAACGTAGGCGTTTCCGGATACGTGGAGGGTGGCTTCTGGAGTAGTTGTCCCCACACCGACCCTAGAGTTCACGGTGTCCACGAAAAGGTTGGACGAGCCCACCTCCAGGTTCGACGTGACCGCCAGACCCCCATATAGGGAGACATTACTGGTCCCGTCTGAGATGAGATGACCCGCGACCACCTTGAGGTTCTTGAATCCGGGCGAGCCAGTCCCCGCGAAGAAATTGATGTATTCCCCATCTGGTGGATTCCGTGTGACGGTATCCTTGTACGAGAGAACTCGGGTCCCATCAACCGTCACGGTGAAGTATTGCTTCTCGTAGGTCAGGTACACTTTGCCGTATGTGAAGTCAAGGTTGGGGATGGTGGCTGTGGCGAGGATCGGGACCGAATCATCGTACTTGAGGGTCAACGTCGTCCCACTGAATGTTAGGGTGTACCCCACCCCCGCATCACCCATCGAGGTGTTCCTGAAATTGAACGAGGAACCAGCCCCCTTAATCTCGAAGGTGGCCACGAAGATATTGGGCATCTTGACACCCCACTTTTTGTCATCGTCGTACACCTCTGAATCCTCCTCGAGTATCGTGTTCTTATCGAACGTGTTGAGGACTGTGTCGAATCCCTCAACCTCATCAACCTGCAACCGCCCCACACGGAGGGTCGCATTTGGGATAGTCAATATGCCCTGAGGTGGCTGAATGGACATAGTTATTATAGAGGGAGGTTTTTTTAAAAGACCAAAAGCCGTAGGCAAGGGGACAAGTCCTTCGGACTTGGAACTTAAACATTTCTCACATAAATACAACAAATGTCTGAATGGATTGATGGAGTTGTAAAATATTCTGAAACAGAACTCGAGTTGTTGGGTCTTGACCAAACACCCCTCGGCCCTGCCATCACGACATTCATCAAAGAACTCCACGGGACGCTGGGGAATCAACCAGGACTCATGAAATCTGTACTCAAACAGGTTGGAGACCTCATCGATAAGAAACCACTGGCTCCAATAACAGAAAAAGACTTTGTAGATGATAGATGTGTGAGATATCCATACATTTACAAATCTGGGGAAAAATATTATAATGATAGAGCTGTCGTCTTCAAGAAAACGTACGATGACCTAAATTCACAATATGTGTATCAAGGTCAAATGAGTTCGAAACAAGAAATTACTTTACCCTATGTTCTACGAGAGGAGGTTGTCCTCATCCCATGATTGGGTTTCTTCGTTCCAGGTGTACGACTTGTTATCGTCTGGTCGAGGGACTGGGGCTTGCCAGTGACACTTGTCGTCGAGGGTCCATGAAGGGTATGGTTGGGGTGATGAAAAGTTTTCCTTTTCTGGGTGGTAGATGTACCCTATCCCCGCGTAGTTTTTACCTTCTGTATCGTAATAGGTCCTGAACCAGGTCCCATCCAACTCATACTCACACCAAAGTTTACTCTTCGCTCTAATGACTCGAAGAACCTCATTGGTTTGTGTATTTATTTCTGCAAAGTGGGGCATTCTATATCTTTAGCTGAGATATCTTATTATCACGATTCCTGAACCACCGTTACCACCAGTCAAACCCGTGTTTCTAGATGCACCACCACCACCACCTAGACCATCGGTTCCATTCCTAGTAGATGTCGTAGTTGATTGGTTACAGGGTCCACCGCCACCCAGTCCGCCGACACCTTCTGTACCATTTCCTGCACTGCGATGACCAGCTCCACCACCACCACCTGCATAATATGTTGTCGTACCAGTTATACTGCTTTGTATTCCATTACCACCATGACGCCCATTTTCTGCGGATGATCCTACCTGACCAGCACCACCACCACCACCACCACCATAATAAGTGAGGCCATTAGCACCACCAACACCACCATCAAAACCCTCCTCCGATATCCCAGTTCCCGCTGTTAAATCGTTTAATCCCGCACCACCTCCACCCGAGCCACCGTTGTCGTCACCACTCGGTAAGTCCTTATGATGGGGTTTACCCGCCCCCCCTCCTGTGGCTGTAATTGTAGAACCAAACGTAGAATTACTCCCTTTCATACCAGAAACATCCTCTGCAGTGTCACCTGTACCAAGACCTCCTGAACCAACCGTGACCGTGTATGTTCCAGGTGATAACGCAGGTAATGTCCCCGTCAACAGACCACCAGCACCACCACCACCACCTACATCTCTACCAGGTGCACCACCCCCACCAGCGACCACGAGGTATTCAATGTCACCACTTGAATACACTGTAAACGTCCCCGAATCTGTGAACGTGTGAATCGTGTACCCATCGGCGTAGGTGATGGTACCACCTGTAGCTGAGACTCCACCAAGAGTTGTCCACACAAACCCATTATGTACCTGTAATTTACTATAATCCGTGTTGTACCGAATCATTCCTTGAGTGTAGGTTCCGGTGTTCGTGTTGTCTACCGGTACGCGTAAAGTTTTCTCCACCTGTAGAGGTGCCGCGATGTGAAGGGGTTGGGGATTCACTATATGACCTGTCCGACCCATATCGTAGAGGGTCTTGACCTCTTGGGCGGTGAGGGCACAGTCGTAGAGTTTGAAGTTGGAGATGGAGCCGTTGAAATATCTAAAAGGTGAACTCGTCGACGTACCAAATTGTATTCCATTACCAGTGAGATTGAAGGAGTATTGCGTTCCGCTATCAGGTGCGGCTGAACCTTCTAATTGACCGTTTATATAAAGATCTGTGGAAGCATTGTCCCATGTTGAAGTTCCACCCTTAAAAACACCTGCAAAGTGATGCCATATACCTGTACCCGCATCAACTGTGGTATCAATTCTAGTATTATAAATATCAAATACGATCTGACCCGTATTAGATATTAACATACCAGATTGTTTACCATTTGCCGATGTTCCTATGAACATTACATAAGTCCAATTATTTAAGGATACTACCTGTTTAAACCAACCCGTAATGGTATGAGCCGGTGTACCTGTTCCGAGATTTTGTGTACCGGACATGTATGTACCACTTGTACCATCAAGCCTAAAAGCCTTCTCACTCGCATCATATTTAGCATTACCACGCATGACAATGTCATTCCCCCTCCCACTCGTGTCCCTGACAGCCCCCTCGAACGTGGGGTTGGTCGAGGTGTTGTATTCCACGACGAGTCGGTCCCGACGGGGTGTATCGTCCGCGTCGAGAGCCGGCCCAATTCGGGGAACATTTAACGATTTCGTGAGGGTCAGTTCGCC